GTTGTAGTTGAGCCAGGTATTCCTACTGTATTATTTGTACTCTGTCTTAATGGTGCTAATGGATTTGCTGTATTCTTATCGCCAGGATGTATAGCAGAACTATTAGGTGCTACACCTATTGGTACGTCTTGATCTGTAAAAGCAAAATCTCTAGTCTTTTTAGTTGCATCTGATTTATTAACTCTCATCACACCTATAACTATAGGCATCTGTGCATGTTCTCCATCCATGAAGAATCCCATAACAACAGCACCAGGTTGTAATTGACCTGTTGATTCTCCTTGTCCGTCGTTACCTGCTTGTGATGTATGTTGTAGTACTGTCGCCCAAGGTAGTGCAGTAGAAGGTAAGTCTGCTACCGTTCCTCCTTGAAAGTTTGTATAAAATCCAAGGATACGAACTTTTACCCTACCAAGTTCCATAGGGTCTTCGTTGTCTTCAACCTCACCAACCCACCAGAAGAAACCGTCTTTACCGACAAAGTTTACTTCTCTTTCGTTAAATATACCATCAATGGTCGATGCCATTTATTTACACAGTCTTTTTATTATTTATCCCTGTAATAGACTTCCTGTTCTCCAAGGTTTTATGATAACTGTTTCTTCTTCCATATGCATACGGATTAAGACCTCTTTCGTCTCAGTCATATGTTCTGAGTAAAAAATTACTGGTTGTTCGTTTAGTGCTGTTCTAGCGTCTCCACTCATATTGTTTTGTATTTGCTGATACTATTTTATCATGAAACCCTAACAAAACACCAATATTTTATAATGTTTTCAGGTTTCCTTAATAATATCTAGGATTTTGTCTAGTCATAGGTGTGATAAGAACCTCTACTAATAAGTTCAAATCTGCAGAAATCTGTTCATGTGTCTCTGCCATTCTACGGTATCCACTACCAACATACATTTGTCCTGCAAATACTGATACAGTAGCAAGTCCCCAGAACCAATAGTAAAATTTACTTTTTACTTGTGCTCTTAATTTTTCTTTAATTTCCATAACGTTGAAGGATTGGGTGCAGGATCTGTAACAGGTGCTGTACAAGCATTAATGCCGAATAAAATGAAACAAGTTAGGAGTACCCCAAACGAGATTTCCTTTATTGTCAAACCCTTGATCCTTTGAAGTAAGTTTATCACCATAGAGATGTACCTCTGAAATAATACGATTGCCTCTTTCCCCAAGGCATTTGGTACTATCTAATTTACCATGCCACGAGTTATCGTAGAATGTAAACATCATATCACATTCTTCATGTCTTGTCAAGTCAAGACGATAGTTCTCCATAATCCCAGTTGTGGAGGACGTTTGCTGCCATTTATGTTTCTTATGCCGATAGGGATTATGTGCTCCCTCTGCTCTGTAAAAGTTTTTTGAAACAAAGAATTCCCCTTCCTTTTCCCATATTATTTCACATTGAGAAAAACAATGGGGATTACTTTGTGCTTGTTGTCTATTGTGCCAGTGTCCTAAAAGATAATCATCAATCGTCATACACTAGACATTCTGGTTCATCAGGATGCATGTCGCAAAATAATTCGAGTGCATTTGGATCGTGATGATCTCCTGCTTCAATCTCTGCTTTATGATGCTCTACATACTCTTCTAGTTCGTGTAGTTCCTCTTTAGCATGTCTGCGAGCAGCAGGGTTTGCTAATGGATCGCTAACGATTTCCTTATCATGTTGAATGTGGTCTTCTATTGTTTTCATAATCGTACCTCGTGATACATAACTATTTATCTTAAAACTGAGTCTTTCATCAATTCTAACTCTGTTCTCATTTTATCTTGTGTCATTGAATGTGTCAAGGTCTTTATCAGGTAACGCCCACTATACTTACGATCGACACTTGTACTTCTTCCATATCCACCACCAGACTTAGCAATACTAGGAATTATAATGTCTATTCCTGAGCCAGGATACAGATCTAAGTTGCCAGGTATAACAACTTTTAAATTAATATGATTAAGTGTTGCTTTCCTTATGTACCTATATGCTTGCAGTTCTGCAAGTTGTTCATAAGATGCTTGAGGATTATTCTGAAACTTAGGATCAAATGATTGATTAGGTAAACCACAATATCTAATTCTCTTAGGAGTGTACATATGTTTTCTCATAGTGCTATCCACATTGACTAATGGGTTTACAGATTTACCTCCATTCAAATGTGCCATTCTTGGCCAGATATCTTCAAGACTATAATTATACGCTGTGCTTGACATATCTTTACTTAATCCCATCTTAGATGATGTGATTGATACAGGATCAAATCCAACACTATAACCTGAGTATATTCCATGTCTAAGATTTGACATAGATGTTGCTTCATCAGGAAATACTACTGCGTCAATTAAGAATTGATTATCTATAGGACTTTCTGTATTTTTGATATCATGAACGTACTGATACATCTTAACTTCACCTGTAACAGGATTAGTAGTTGCATTATCTCTTTGTTTTTCTATATCCTCAATCATTTTATCATATGACTTGGCATGAAATCCTAAAGAGTTTTCAAAGAATACAAAACCATTTTGTAAACTACCACCTTTCTGTGACTTACGAATAGTTCTTAATAAAACCCAAGGTATAACATCAAATGGTCTCCAATTAGGTGCAATGAATGAATGTTCATTTAGTGTCTCTTCAGTAAAAAGTTTTTTACTGGATCCTAGATAATTTTTATCTTTTACTAATGTCTCAATAATATTCTCTGCCTTAGCTTCATTATTAAATATTACTTCTGAATTACCAAAAACATTTACAGATTCATTTTTAATAAACTCATCACTATAACATTTAATAAAATATACTTCGTTAGATTGTCCTGCTCTTATCCTATCATATACTCCGTATGATCTAAAATAATACGTTTTATCTACTGGAAAACTTTGTATTTCTAACTTGAATACTTCTGTACCTGTCATAGAACCCATTAAACCTGCTGCATCTTCAAATATAAACTCAGCTTCCATTGTATGTAATTCTATAGATTCATATATCTCCCAACCTCTACAAAAAGTTATTAAGTTGAATGCACCTTCTTTGTTTTCTAGTCTTTTATCATCTCTATACATGCTAAGACGATATTGTGCCTCACCAGGTCTGGATATTTGTATAGAACTTTTTCTTATTGTACTTTGCATAATTTAAGCGACTGCAGATTGGTTTTGGTTTTGTCGTTGATTTTTAACAGCACGTTTTGCTTTTGCTGCCATTGATTTAGCATTTTTCTGCATCTGAAGAACTTTTTGATTCTCAGACGCAACCATTGCTTGAACTCCACTATTATGTGCTTGAACTGCTGCTAATGCTGATTGAATAGTTGCTTGAATTTTATCATTCATAGCACTGGTAGCATGCTGTCTATCTTTTGATGCTTTTTTATTGTAATAATCTTTTGATTTCTCTTCAGCATTACTTCCTTTGGTACCACTCGCTGTACTTACAGGAGAGTTGGTCTTAGGTGCTGAACTTATTAAAGTATCACCCTTTTTACCTGTAAATGCAGCTCCTCTGTTAGCTCTGTTCTGTTCATACTGAGCTTTCTTTTTATCACTAATTTCACTATCAGTAACTCCTGCATTTTTCTTAGCATAAAAATCTGTAGCAGATTTACCATCATCTTTGGTAAACATACTATTACCAATCTTAAATGAATCTGAGAAAGAAAAACTATCATCATTATTAAATGTAGGAGTTTTTGAAAATACATCACCATCAATTAAATTCATATAATTCATTGCTTGGTCTTCATTAGCACCTTTCTTATACAAGAAGTTAGTTAGATAATCATCATCTTGACTAAATTTCCATGCGTCCGCAGCTTTCTTTTCATCACTAGGTTTTATGAAAGCATCACTAATTTTACTATTTTTATCACCAAGTAAATCCATAAAGAAATTACCACCAAAGTCAGATGTAGAAGCACCTTGTTCTTTTGCTTTTGCTTGATTTAATACCTTTCTAATGTTTAATGCAGCATCACCTGTATCTCCACCGCCACCTTCTAGTGCCTTCTTCATTATAGATCTTTGACTATTTGCTACTGCCTGTTGTGAACCTACACCAGTATCCTCAGGTGTTTTAGGAGCAACTCCAACACCAATAGAATCTGGATATCCATATTTGCTAGGTCCTTTCTTCTCTTTCTGACCTGCAAACCACATACCCCACTTATCATATACAACTTGTACAATCTTAAATGTGTCAATTTGACCTCTTAAGAAATCAGCGAGGTTTCTTAATCTTGCACCAAAATCACCTGGTCTATAGTCTGCAATGTTTAATCCTAATCCCTTAGAGTGGAAAGGTCCTCCACCTACAGGTTGTCTTCCACCAGGATCATATCCTTTTTCATTTGCTTTATTTTCTTTCTTAAACTTATTATTTCTAAAATTAGGATGACCATATACTGTCATTCCTCTACTTAACATTTGTCTACCAAGAATCTTGGCAGCTTTCGGACCTCCATCTGGATCGGTAACACCCATTCCACCAGAGTAACCAGGATGATTAGCAGCATCTGCGATACGACCTGTACCTGCCTGTGCTGACATAGCACCACTCAATAGATCTCCAACTTTACCTGCAGTACCATTGAAGTAGGAATTCATAAAGTTTCCGACTGTAGCTCCAGTCTTACCACCTATTAATCCTGCGAGTGTATTACCATATTGCCCTGCTATATCTCTAAATTTAGATGCCCAGTTTCCATCTCCTTTTAATATCTCACCAATACCTAAAGCACTATTGATCCAACCACCTGCCTTAGATCCTTTCATGAATGATCCTGCAACACCACCGATACCTTTTATAATATCCCAACCAGTTGCCTTACCACCTTCTCCACTACCACCACCTTGGAATATACCCATGATATTACCAATAGCACTACCAGCTTGCTCATTACCAAACATGCTACCTATCATTTGAGCACCACTTGTCTGACCATCACCCTTAGACAAGAAGTTTCCAATCTGACCCCATAAACCAGGTTTCTTACTTGGTGACTGAGTCTGTCCTCCTACTGGTTTACCATCCCATGCACTTGGCCAACCACTACCATGTGTACCAGTTCCAAATCCACCGTCTCTACCTGTTCCATAGTTTGCCTGACTACCACCACCAAATAAGGAGCTACCGCCACCCCAAGTTCTACCTTTTAATAGATTACCTGCACCTTTAAATAAACCACCTAAGAACATCTCAGGTGCATTTGGCATACCCAAACCTGCAGCTGCTACTTTATTATAATCTGTCAAATATGGGTTTGCTCTTGTTGCAGCATTATTAATAGGTATTACATATCCACCACCCTTTTTATCACTTACAACTTGTT